TCGTCGCTTTTCTATAGATAATAACATTGGCGTGACCAGTAGCTCTACCAGTTAAAATATAAAGTGGTATGATGATGATATTAACTCCTCTATTGATACATTTGATTATTTGTTCGGAGATTGCAGAATACTTTGGTATGTTGGAAAACGAATTTACCAGATCTATATAAAGCCCAGTATTATTAAAAGTATCAAGTGTTAATACACACCCTGATTTGTATTTCTTGAAAAGATAAATATAAAACAAGGACAATACAATCGAAAGATTGGAGAATTTTTTCAAATTTGCATTGTTTACTGAAAAGTAGTCTATTTTTTTCTCGATGTATTTCTTGCATTTGTGTTTTGAGCGAGGATACTTAGGTGATCCTTCAAGGTTTGGTTCCTTTAAAACCATAGGTGGTGGTGGGGCGGGCGGGATCGGGTCTGGCCAAATCAAGTCCATCTATACAATATACAAATATATTCTCCTAGATATCTTCTTGTTTTCGAGAGAAAAAATTGATACGATGTGGCAATTGAAGGGTTAGGAATATATTAAAAATGCAATACCAAAACAACGCATCATTTTTCGATATGGTTATAAGGGCCAATGAAGATTGGCCGATGGAAGTTGATGAACTCCAAGAAGAAGAGGATGAACGATTTCAAGACGTTCAACGACAGGTAGGTTATGAAGACATGGACGGAAATTTGAGAGATGGGAACGGAAATTTGACGTTTATACGGAGAATTTTCTATGGTGATGATGAATATTTGAGTTTTGATGAAGTTAGACCATATGAGGATGAGTATATAAATTTCTTGAATGACCAACACCCCGACAATACAATAATCAGTTATGAAACTTTCTTGGAACTACATGGTCTTCCTCTTTCTATTCGAAAACCCGAGGAAGAAGAAAACATGTTGGAAAGAATAATCTTGTACACGGTCGACCCACCGGTCTGCGCAAAACCGGTTGGGATGTTCGAGTGTCCGATTTGTTTGGACGAAGCCTGCCTCACACAGAAGGTAGTTCCAAGTTGCAAACACGAGTATTGTAAGACGTGCATGATGAAACACTTGGAAAGTTTTCAAAGCAGACAACTCGTTCCATGCTGCGCATTATGTAGAGCACCCTACTCGTTATTGGAGATATTCGAGCCAACTGTGTTTAAAGAGGTCACTCATTGTGTTAGAAGAGAAGTAGTTTAGGCAATTAAAAAAATCATAACAAAAAACACGTTCTTTCTTTATTTCTTTTTTGTATATATATGAAAAATGCCAGGCATTAAACAAATATTTTTGAATGCTTTTAACCCCAAAAAAATGACGTTGTGGTTGATTTTACTTCTCATCGGACTAGTCGTTTCCGGTATGTATGTATACAATTCAAGCAAATCTACATTAAAAGGAAAGGCGGAAGCTGATATCCCGAATTCTGGCGGTGCAAGTAAAGATATCGTCGTGTACTTTTTTTATGCCGACTGGTGTCCTCACTGCAAATCCGCAAAAGGGCCGTGGCAAAAATTTCAAGCGAATTATGACAAAAAAGTAATTAATAATTATAAAGTCTTGTGTAAACCCGTAGATTGCTCGGAACCACACGACAACCCGAATAAACCACTCATGGATAAATACGATGTCACGGGATTCCCAACAATCAAGGTGATTAAAAATGGAAAGGTTATCGATTTCGATGCGAAAATTACCGAAGCGTCCATGTCTCAATTTGTAGACAATGTGGTCGGAAATGAAATGTAGTCCTCTCTGCCTCCTAACCCTGTTCTTTTTTCATGTCTTCCATGAATTTGTTCGCAGTCTCTACTCCGAACAAAATCATTTTTTTCCGGGCGTCTGCTGATTTTATAATCTGTAGCGCATCGCCCGCTTGACAAAAAATCTCCAATTGATGAATATCTGGAGGTTCGTGTGTTTTCAAGTCGTTTTTCTTTTTATCAGCCCATAATTTGAGAAACAAATCCAACAGGAAATAAAAAAGACGAAACGTGGTGTTTTCCTTGAGATATTTGGGTTTGTTCGAGGGAATCTCTTCATGAAAACCACATACAATACCGAAAATTTCTTTCGAACCTGACTCGCCAATATATGTCAAACACTGTGGCAACGGATAATTGGCATGAATCGCTCCATCAATATAAATTTCGTCGTCGATTTGTTCAAATGGCGCGAAAACAACAGGTAAACAGGAGGAAGCACTTATCGCGTCAACCAACTTCCATTCCGGATGTGTCTTGTGCGAAATATCACACATTTCCAAGTTATGGAATTTTGTAGCGATGAAATGTACATCTTTTTGCGTGTATTGATAAAACTCGGCCAAGGTTATTTGTGGCGACAAGTCTTTACCTAGCAATAAGGGGGTCAACATATCTGTTATTAAAGAAACATCATAAACCCCTCCTTTATTGATACCATTTATAAGAGTAGGCAAATCCGTTCTAAAAAGGAGATGCCAAGGCCTATTAATTAAGTACTCGTCCACAGTTTCCCAGTCATAATTCAATAATAAAATCACCGAAATGATTCCTCCTACCGAAGTTGAAAATACAGTTTGGATGTCGGAAAGAACCATGAATTTATTGTCAAACAACGTTTTAAATGCGCCGTAATAAGCAAAACCAGCATGCGCGCCTCCCGCAATTACCAAATGCTTAATCATTGGTTAGTTTAGGACAAAAGTGTATATATTATTATTTTAAGATGTCAGTATTTTTGTATGCAGATGACGAAGAGGCGACTTCTAAAGTGAATATCGATGACTTGTTTGAGAGAAAACAAGTCCGCGATTTGAAACAATTGTCTATTTTCAATAAAATCCTGGCACGGTGCCAAAAAAGAATTCAATTAACCGGGCGGAATAAACGAAATGACCAACATATTTGGTTTCAAATACCAGCGTATATTTTTGGCGAACCTGTGTACGATGTCGGTGATTGTATTGCATATATTGTCATGAAACTTGAAAACAATGGGTTTCATGTTCGATATCTCCATCCGAATACGATTTTCGTGGATTGGAAGAGTTACGTTCCTTCCTATGTCCGAACCGAATATAAGAAAAAGACGGGGAAAATAATGGATGAAAGAGGGGGAATAACGGACCCGAAAAAAGAAGAAGCGACGGAAGAAGAAGAAGTTCAGACAACAAAGACATTACAACCGCCACGCAAACAGTTCACACCGATAACCAACTATAAACCTACTGGAAAATTCATGTATGATACGACCATGATTGAATCGCTTGAAAAAAAACTAGGGTAGTGAGGGTTCTTACTCCTTCTTTAAATAACTAGTAGGTGCGGATAACCTGAAAGGATCGTAATTTCGATAATCTTTTTCAAACAATTTTTTTTCATCCTCGCTCAATTCGTTAAAGGATTCTTCGGTAATTACGTCACCTTTCTTCATGTTCTCTACTTGTTCTTTAGTCAACTTATTGGTTTGCCTAATGAGAGGTACATATTCGGCGTCTGGCTCCGGTTCGGCGTCTGGCTTAGTATCCGAACCGACGACAGTATTCGAACCGACGATAGTCCCCTGTACGACAACTGGCTCCGAACCGACGACAGTCCCCTTTACGACAACTGGTTCCGAACCGACGTCTCGTTTAGTATTCACCTGTACGGCGTCTTTCTTATTAGTATTCACATTTACGACGACTGGATTAGGTAATAGAGCCATCAAGTCTTCGTTTGAATTAAGCGAAAGATCTAATTTTAATATAATTTTCATGTCGACTTTAAATTGTTCTTCGTACTTTTTCCGAGAAGAATTGTAATAAAGTTCAATTACTTTTTTCATTCCCGATTGAACTTTTTCATCGAATTCGCTGCAGTCGATCGCCTTTTTGAAACAATCGCCTAATTTGTCGGGTCTTAGTTCTGATTGTCCCGTCAACGAATCTAAAAAGCTTTGGACACTATTTTTTATTTTTTCATTTATTACTTCAGATACTTCGTCTTTTTCTTCTATCTCATTCATCTTACTATTATTATTCTCCTTATCTGCATTATCTGCATTATTCGGATCCATTTGCTATAATCTATCCACCGATTTATTTTTCGTGAATATCCTTATATTTCTTGAAAACCCACGAGGGTAACAACTGCGTTCTATAGTCCTCCAATTTCTTGAAACATTTATTTATAGTCACTTCGCTCACTTCGTCCCCCAACATCATTTTTATGTTTTGTTTACTGTGATTCAATCCACAATGAAACGAAATAAAGTAAACAATCCCTGCGGAAATCGCTTGGGGCCGGTTATCTGGAATCAAATTGTTTTTCTCGACTTGTACGGCAACAAACGACGCCAATAAAGTGAGATCGGGTGGCATATTGAGTTTACTACAGAATCTCTCAATAAAAGCAGACGGTGTCAGCGCACATAACTGCGATTTGTCAGATTCTTCGAAATTACGTTCGTGACTTCGTAACAATTCTTCTGCTAAAGAACACCCCAATGATGCGACGGTTTTATCGATGCGAAATATATCTGCAATTTCGTTCGATGTTCGAGGACACTGGTTTTTCCAGCAAACAATCCAAATCGACGCTGCTCGTATTGCATCACGCTTTACTCCACGGAACGTTTTCTGGTCATAAAGATCCTTGTATACGGCCTTTGCCAGGTCTATAAACACTTTAGGAATACCGGCATTTTGCGCCATGATAGTAATGATTTGAAATTCTTCATATAATGCCTTTTCGCGATGAGGCATCGATTGCCATCGAGTCCATTTTCGTAAATTCTTCATTTCATGAGAAGCACTGTTGGTACACATGATTTTACACGCATAGGACGACTCTTCTAGGAGAGGATCGATCGGATTCCCGCATCGTGTCGTGTCGGTAGAACCGCTTTTTTGATCCTGGGCGAAAAAGCGCCATTCGGGAGAATAGTCAATTGCACAAATATACATATATCCACATTCCGAATTGATGCAAGCGGGTAATCCTTCTTCGTTGAATTGCAAAACACTTTTGCATTTAAAACAAAAATCGGTTTCCTGTGCCTGATCAGTTAGTTTTTGGACTTTCTTTTCCTGGTCATAAATACTCCATAGTTTATTTTTTTCTATATCGCTTAGCTTCTTCTTCTTTTTCAAGGTTCTTGCGCTTGATTTTGCAAGCAAGCCTTCCATTTAGCTATATGTAAACAAAATATATGTTTAATTTGATTATAACATGAGTTATAGACAAATATATTCAAATCAATTTTATGTACTATTATTATAATAGTTTGAAAATATGTCTGAAGACGAAGAGAAAACAAAAAATCCCGAAAAACCCAAAAAACCCAAAAAACCCGAAAAAACAATTAAAGAAATTTACATGGAACAAGCCACTTTAGTTGCTAAAGGTATGATTGAAGAAGTTTTCGATGGATTATTGATAAAAGAAATGGTAGTCGGTAAACTATTGAAAAGTATAGAAAAATTTCGTGGAAACGGAAACTCCTTGGTAGACATTCAATTTGGTAACTACAAGGGGAAACCGTTTGGGCCACCAATAGTACTAGAAGTGCCAGTAGCAGAAGCAATCATGCCAGAAGCAGAAGCAATCATGCCAGAAGCAAACGTCTCGGTAGTTCAAGCTCCTGAACAACATTCTGCTGCATTTCTAACGAAAAAACCACTTCCTGTTGCAACTCCTATTCCAGGTGGAAAAAGGAAAAGGCAAACCAGACGTAAACAACAACGTGGTGGAGGGCAAGATCCGACGGAATTATTCGGAGAGATAATTGATAAAATTTTAGTTCCCCAGCTATTAAAGCTTCCTCTGTTTGTCGCTGAAATTTTGATTCCTATTGCCAGCACACAAATGCGCAAAGTTATTCTTAAACATAGTGCCGAAAGTGAAAAATTAATGACTCAATTTATACTTGATAGCGTGGAAATTAATTTGATTCTATTATCCCAGAAAAATGAAGAACACTGGAAAAAGACATTTGACGCCAACATGATCAAATTAATACGAGAAGATATCGTAATTCAAGTACGAAAAGATATCGTACCACTACCTCAAAATGCAATTCTAGTACCAGAAGAAAAAAAAGGCGGCGGCGGCAATACTGATGTTCCTGAAGATTCTGAAAAAAAAAATGAATCGTTAGCACAGTTAGCACAATTGCTCACTAATCTTTTAACGCAAAAGAATACCGAAGGGCTGTCTTGGCCAGCGCAAATATTTCAGATCGCAGATAAATTCCCAAAAGTTTTTGACGTAATCAATGTTATTCCGAAATCAGTGGACGATTTTTTTACGATCAAAATGTTCGAACAGGTCATACATCAGGCAATATGCGAGGAAGTTTATCAAATAATGATGGAAGATCAGGTATTATTAGCTAAAATTAAAGAAACCATTGGAGAATTTCCAAACACTTTAGCGTTAAAAGACGGACTTACCTACAAGGATTTCATTAAAACTAAAAAACCTCGCCAAGCACTTAACCCAGCTCCAGCCACAGCAGCTCCAGCCACAACCGAAATCACTAACCCGCTCGTAAAAAACGAGGACGTTTAAGTTAGGCCAGTTATGTAGATTTGCAGCAGGTTTCACCACTTCGTTCGCCGAAATGATTCTAACAAATGAAAATATTTAGTGGCTTAAGAATAAAATGCCTTTGTGAGTAGATTCTCATGGAAAAGCTCTTTAGAAATTTACCCATAGACCTGCAATGGCATGTGCTCCAGAACTTTGTGGGAACGCATGTCGTGCGCAATGGAAAACTACTACGTAAGCTGACGTATTATAAAGCCCACGACGGAAGTTTGATGCGGAAAGTCGGTAATGAGTTATTATTGGTAGTGAACGGCGTGAAACAAAGACGTCGGCCTCATGATTGGTCGTACGATAATGACGAGAATATCCGACATCATATACGATTGAGAGACCTCCCTACGATCAGGTTTTATGAAGATAATATCAGCGGTGACACGATATATGGATACAACAAAATGTACGACGGCATTTATCCAGTTTGGGAACTACACTTCCCGACATATAAAGTTGCCGACGAACTTGTTCTTCCTTCTTTTGTAAAAAAAGTGTATCCGTCGTATCCGTACACGAATAAAAAGCTGCAACGATTATAATAAAAATATCAACTATTTTCTATGTTGATTTGCAGCAGGTTTCACCATTTTTCTTAAACACCGGAGTACGCGTATTCGGAAATCCAAGTTTATCTTTGATCGTATATGCATTCGGCGATACTCCATAGGACAATGCATTAGCGGTTCCGTTACCATTGCCGTACTTATCAAATGCAACTCGATACGTATTACCCATGTCAGTAATCGTGTCATATTTCAGTCTCGTAATACGAGAACTAGAATCTACCGCGCCTTGTTGTCCGAATTTACCATTATTGGGTTTGTAAAACACGGGAACATAATCATTGCCAGCACAATGTGGTATGGTGTTGGAACGAAAAACCGTTTTGCTAGAATCTGCTTGTTCGTGTACATGATGGAATTCGTTTTGTTGAAATCTGCGATTACGGCTATGTAGATATTCTTTCGAAGAAGTATAATATTTTTTCGTTTTTCCGATTTCCCGATCCATTCCGCTGCTTCTCACGCGGCGACGGGCATTTTCTTGATGTGAGAGTGCGCTATTGCAATTCGGATGGTCATATTTACTTTCGCTGTAATGAATATCAAGGGTATTCGCTAAACTATTGCAGTTTGTTTCATAATCGGGGTTTCCAGATTCGTCGAAATTTGCTCTGATTGTAGTCCCTCCTGGAGTTTCAAATTTCATGATGGTTTGAGACCTTCTTGGATTTCCTTGAACTGCGGTAGATGATAAAATTTCACGTCGGTATCCACTCAATGGAAGTGGTTTCGATACTGCTCTCATGAATTCCGTATGATCAGTAATTGCGAGATCGGAAGAATTACGTACATTGCGTTGGAGAGAAGTTGTTATTTGGGCAAACGTTTTACCTTTCCATTGAATAGGTTTTTTACGCATATGACCTTGTTGAGCACGTACTCCAATCATTATTTATCGTATATATAACCCGAAACAAAAAAAAAACAGTATAAAACGTGGACACTGGTTCCTCTATAGATGAATATTTTCGCTTTAAACTTGGAAACATTTTCGCATTCTCATTATTATTTCTTAGATACAAAACCGAATATCATCATGGACGGAATTTTCACCAAGATCTTTTTCACGCACGAATGTTTTACTTTAAACGGCATTTATTTCTTCCTGCCTCTTTTCTGTCAATCGTTTGAAATAACACCTCAAAAACAAGAATATTTATATTTTGAGCCGACAAATCCAAAAAATATAAACATTATATCGTACTGCAAGGCTATAGAAAATACGATTCTTCAAGCCTATACGAATTATAAAGGAAGCAATTCGAAAAAAACGGCTATTCACAGTATCATAAAGCAACTAAATTGCGGAAAATGTAAAGTCCAGTTAAAAAACAATGGAAAGTCGCAAACCATGAATTCATTTGTGCTTAAAATATCGGGTATTTGGGAGACGCCGACGGAATATGGGGTGACCTTTAAAATTATTGAACAAAATTGAATCCTAACGCTAGAAAACCATTTTCATGGATCCTCCTCGTCCGTTTTTCTTGAAAAGTTGTTTGGTTATACTCATATCGGCTACTTGTCTGGTTTGACTATTTGGTTCTCTTCCTGTTGAAAATCCAGTCACATTGGCAATATGTGTTTCGTCATCAAGGGTATAGTTTAAATTAGAAATAGAATGGTGTCCTTCCTGTATGTCTGCAACATATGCATTGTAATCTGTGCGGTTAATCACTCTATGTTTCCCGTCTTGTAATTGAATGACATGCTTATCGAGCAGTGGGTAGAACTCGGTTCTGTCTATTTTCATTTTGGAGAGAAGGACACGTTTCTGCAAAGCATTGTCTTCGTATCCCCATCCCCAAAAATTGGGAAATCCACCAATACGTTCGAAATCACTGCCGGTAATAGAGACGATTCCACCTAATGCAAATCTAAACCCGAAAAAATGTTTCACCGTTCCATGTGTAGTTTCATAATGAAACAAGTTCTTCTCAAGCGGTAAAGTATCCACGTCATTAAACACGAGTGTCATGTTTGCATAATCGTTCGGGTATAATTGTTTTGTAATGAGAAATCCAATGTTTTTTAAAGCACCTCGATTGAAATCGCGAGAATCGACCTGATGTACAAATAATAATCGAAAGTCAGATGGATTTAGATCTTCTAATATATATTTCATGTGCCTGATGAAAAACCGCCGCTGTAATTCTCTGTTTCGATATGGTATGATAAAAATAACTTTCGGAGTCGTCATATATATTTATTTGCGCTAAATAAATATAGTCTTTTAATCTATAATGCATAAATCTCATTCTTCACCACCAAACTATTGTCATTATCATCCTCCACCACCAAACTATTGTCATTATCATCCTCCACCACCAAACTATTGTCATTGTCATTATCATCCTCCGCCACCTAAACTGGTAAATGGGTATCCCCGATGGAATAGGCACCGCCGACTTTACCGATCGCATTTACGAATGAATAATGTCGATTGGGCAAGTGACGATGAGGAAGAAGGAGATGATTACCATTATCAATATCCTTGTCACCATGAACAACCACATCAACCAATGGAAGACGAATATTCATATGACTCGTATCCAAACACGAGAAGTACAACAAGTTCCCACACAAGTTCTTCTTCTAAAAGTAAAAGTACCAAGGATACTAAAAGTACCAAAAAAACCAAAAGTACTAAAAGTACTAAAAATTCAGATACCTGTAAAACAGATACGAGTACTCACGATGGTCGGTGGACAACTACCAACGATGAGAAGTGGACAATTGCTACAGTAATGTCCAACAATGATGATTGTTCGTGTATTAGCGACGAAACGAATCTATCTCATGAAGTCCATAACTATTTTGTGGGGTAAAAAATTATTTAGCAGTAATCAGGGTCATATCTGAGTAGTCTTTCATCATCCGTTTACTTGCAGTTTCTACAAGTAAACCGTTGGCATAAACACCATAGTTTTTATATTCGTCATCGTGTTCGAGTGAAAAATGCCATATTTCAAACGCGCCTTTTTTCGGATACGGTTTGGTTCTCTTGTCCATAAATGCCATTACACGACATTTTCCATCGGTGGTATAAAGTTGCCCGCCGTTTTCAGTTTCCAACTCTTTTTGCAATGCCTGACTAACAATATCTTCTAAAATCGAATGACAGCCAGTAATAACTAGATTTTCGAATAGTTCGGGGTAATCTTTTACAGAACATTCGTACAATCGGTTTCGCGTCCTGACCGAATCCCCGCTATTGTGCAAATTTCTATACCCAATAGTCGAAATAGGTACAAAACCATGTTTGAATGTCTTGACTAGTGTTCCTGGGGTCAACTCTTGGATTTTCATGTATATTTCCTTGCAAGTCTTCTGACATAAACATAAAATTTTCGTATCTCGCTTGAAACATAATATAATAAGCGGATCCAATTCGGCCAAAACACTCCCAACCGAAAGAGTAAGGTGATCAAACACTGTGCTTTCGCCACTGGTCAAGGTAGCGAATGTTGTCCCGGCATTTTTCAGTTCAAATTGATCGTTTCCAATGTTTTTTACCGTGACCTCGGAAGTTCTGGAAGGAAATGTTATTTGATCGCCAGTGTTTTCCAAAAGCGAATAAACAGCATGATCTCTCATGTCCATTTTTGTAATCGTAGTAGAAGGCTGCACAACTAAAACGGACGTTTTTTGTTTAAAGTCGAAACCGAGAATTTCTGCTTTTGGTATAATTAAGCGAGCAGAGAGACTTTGAGTAACCGATAAATTCGAAACCATGGTTTTCGTAGCTTTCCTTTGCTCTGATACTGATAATCCCGTTATAATAATTGTCGAAGAAGAAGAAACATTGTGATAGTTTGCATACATTTTAGTAGCGTTTACAGTATAGTTTCCAGTACCTGTATACGTGAGAATAGAACCAGAGACTCCTGTTCCACTGAAAGTTAACGCGGCTTCAGGTAATCCACCAATGGTTTTTCCGGACAAATCTACCGTCATGGATAACGGGTCATACTTTACAAAATATGTAGATGAAGAAAAACCGAAAGTTGGCTGCGTTGCATTGGTTATCGTGATTATGGAAGAAGCAGAAACATCATCATAATTTGCAAATGTTTTTGTCGCATAAACGGTATAACTGCTGACATCCGTGTAGGTGAGAATATTTCCAGATACTCCTGTACCACTGAAAGTTATGGTCGCTTCTGGCAAACCACCGGTCGTCCTCCCGGTCAAATCGACTGTTTTTGAGGAAGTATATTGGACAGAATAGGCAGATGATGCAAAATCGAAAGTTGGCTGCGTTGCATTTGTAATTGTTATTATGGTAGAGGCAGAAACATCGTTATAGTTCGCATACGTTTTTGTGGCGCGAACAATATAGCTACTGACATCCGTATATGTGAGAGTGGTTCCAGAAACACCTGTTCCGCTGAAAGTTATGGTCGCTGCGGGCAAACCACCGATTGTCCTACCGGACAAATCGACTGTTTTCGACGAAGGGTTATATTGGACAGAATATGATGAAGAGGAGAAATAGAATGTAGTAGGTTGATTTGCTTTTGTTATTGTGAAGATTGCTGAAGCAGAAACATCGTTGTAATTTATATATGATTGTGTAGCAACTACGGTATAGCTGCTGACATCGGTGTACCTGAGAATTGTTCCAGAAACTCCGATTCCAGAGAACTTTACAGAATCTACCCTTATTGAATTTATACTTGCATCCCACGAAACTTTCTCCGTCAAATCAACAGTTTTTATATTTTCATTATATTGAACGGACATTGAAGGGAAGGTAAGAAGTAAAGGCCACGTTCCCCATTGCGGTGAAATTTGGGGAGCATCAATTGAAAAATTTTGGTGATTTGGATTTTTCCTTACATCCCATTTACTTAAATCCTTCCCGTACGCAATATACGGCCCTAAGAAATTATACATATCAGTCACATTACCTACATTCCATTTTCCGATATCTGCATTAAACGCGCGTTCCGAATACGCAAAAAACATGAATCTCATGTTTGTCACATTACCTACATTCCATCCGCTAATATCCGCATTAAATTTCCTCGCATCCCTAAACATGTTTTCCATACTAGTAACTTTTTCTACATTCCATCTACTAATATCCGCATTAAACTTCGGTGCATCCCTAAACGTGTTTACCATACTAGTCACTTTTCCTACATTCCATCTGCTAATGTCCGCATTGAAATTTTCTGCTAGATAAAACATGCTTGCCATGTTAGTCACATTTCCTACATTCCATCCGCTAATGTCTGCATTAAACACATATGTTTCTCTAAACATGCCTCCCATGTTAGTCACATTTCCTACATTCCATCGGCTAATGTCTGCATTGAATATTTCTGCTTGACCAAACATTTCGCCCATGTCAGTCACATTTCCTACATTCCATTGGCTAATGTCTGCATTGAAACTTATTGCTTGGTAAAACATTCTATTCATGTTAGTCACATTTCCTACATTCCATAAACTAATATCCCCTTTAAATTCTCTTGCTAACCGAAACATACTTCCCATGTTAGTCACATTTCCTACATTCCATTTGCTGATATCCCCGTTAAATCTTGATTCATTAAACATACTTCCCATGTTAGTCACATTTCCTACATTCCATCCGCTAATATCTGGCACTACATAATAATACTCACTAAACAATGACTGCATATTAGTACAAGAACTAACATCCCAGTTGCTCATATGGCCATAAGTTGTGAGACATAACTGATTATTCTGATACCATAACGTCCTCGCAGTATAAATATTGGCTTGGGTGATGGGTGTTAGCGCCATTTCATTATACAAAGATATAAAATCACCGAATAAACCCCCCATGATACGCATTCCGTATGGGTACTTTGAACCGGATACACCAATCGACGCATTTCCGGACATCATTCGGCATCGTATGCCCCGCTTTTTCATTGCATTGTTCATATTGTGTCAAACATTGATGAATGTATTCTAGTCGAGGTTGTCCTAAAATCGAATTTATTTCTTCTAGACGATTCGAAAACATGACGGGGATTTGTTCATGCAAGATTCTCGTTATAAAAGTAGATTCCACACAAGTCGTTATTTGTTTATGCAATGTATTCAAATAACTGTGAATTTTCTCACACATTCGGTCATTTCGGAAATCTTTACAAATAACATAACGAGACCCAGACGCCAAAAACGAAACCGTGGGTTTCATGAAATACGTTTTTTCATAAAAGGACGAGAGAAAATAGATAATATCCAACGACAATTTCGTGAAACAATCGCCAATCTTTAAAATCAAAACACCCCTTTTCCGTTGAATCAAAAGTGCTTTACAAATAAAAAACAATGCGGTTTTTGAAATGTCATATTCGTTGTCGTGTTCACAAGTAGCATCAATTGTTATAAAATCCTTCTTTTTCCGGTCACAACAAATCACTTCTTTCCCATGACTATTAAACACATATTTCACACTTTCTCCGAAAATGTCATTGTTATTCCCAAAATGACACGTATTGATTACCAGTTGGTCCGCACTAAACAGATATAAATTCAAAACACTAAACATTTCAATCATTTCGTACAAAATAATATTACTATGAACAAAGACATTCTCTTGGAAAATATGCGGAATATTAGAAATGCATTCGTTTTTTAAAGTCGTTGGAAGATATAACCACATATAAGAGTTGTAATAAATCCATTTTTCATTCAATACTTGCGCCTTTACTTTGAGTTCCGAGAGATAATTATACATGGAAGAAGAATAAAAAGGAACCCCAATTAAAGTATATTGAGCGACATGCGTTAATTCTAGGGGGTTTTCTTGAAAGTTAATAGAAGCTCTAGGAAATGTGTAATATACCGACAAACTTTGTTTATGTGTATTGATATCGCCATGTTTCCTATAATTCGACATTGGTTGGTTAGGGTTAGTCCCGATATAACGTTTATATGGCTTCATCCAACAATTTCTTCTTCTGACTCTTCCTCATCCAAAACGATTCGTTTCTTCAATTTCTTTGCGGTTTCAGCGACCTTTTCTGCCACCTTTTCGGCTGCCTTTTCTTCTTCTCGCACATCTACATTTTTTTCTTCGCCCAAGATATCCATCATATTTTTCAAGGTAGATTCAGGTATCGTGGTCGTTTTCTTGAATATAAAGTATCGATTGAGAAACGACACATTCTTTTCTTCCACCGACATTTGTGCCGCTTTTCCGAAAAAGTCTTCACTTCCTTTTTCCTTCTCCATGTTGATAAAGAGAGAATCAAAGGAACCTTGAGATTCTTCGAAATTCATCAGAGCCAACTCTGGTTTTGGAACCGGAACAAATCCATAATTTCCTAATAGTCTAGTGAGATACTCAAAGGAAACTAAATATTCAGAAATGGTGTGTCCTATACTCTCCTGAAAAACATCAATCTTCATACCAACACTGGTTTCATCAGACGGAAATTTTTCAATAGCCGCACCGTATTTTTTGGTGATTTCGGTTAGCATTGTCTTGTTTTTTTCCACTCGAAATTGTCCAGTAGGATTTCGAAGAAGCTGAAAAACTTTTGCACCATCGAAACAAGTCCCAATGAAATATCCATTTAAACGTGTGCATTCGGAAACGTTTCGGAGAAATCGATGCAGCGTGTGAAGAGACTGAAAGAAGTAGTGAAGGGCAAATTGACAAGAACTTATATGGAATCCGTCTGCCGCCATGCCATGGCTGAAAACATAGTTGGTCAGTTTGTTGGGTATTTCCCCTTTCCCGAAAATAGATTTTATTAATTGCTTGTCTGTCGTGTTTGAAAACGCTTCCTGACTTGATCGAATATTTTTCCCGCTATCACCTTGAAAGAATATGGCTCTAAGTTTAGCCTGTTTATTCTTTTTCCGCATATCCAAATACCGGGCACAAGCGCTATCGTTTCGGTTCATGATATTGTCTTTACTTAAATCAATGCCTAGAACAAAGTCTATATTGGCGTATTTCCATTTCGTTAAATCTCCTGCCCTTCCAACGGAATAGTCGATCAAATAAATGGGTCCGCTGTTTCCTTCTCTCACCATTTTGGATGCTTTGGAGATTAGTTTATTTTTGACATATTTATTATGGAAATGTTTCAAGGCTACTGTATATTTACTTTCTTTTTCTAGGACATCATAATATTGGTCATCTTCTACTTGAATCGGCTGAAGAGTTTCTTCACCGCTCACCATTTCTTCCGTTACAGGAGAATGTATGGAAAGCCAATTAGAGTTTGCGGTTTGAAATGAATTACCGTAATCTTTTGCATTGCTTGAACGCAAAATAGCCGTCTTGTCATGACGGACTCTAATAGGAATCCATTTCCAATGTCCTTCTTTATTTTCATGCGGTTGAGCATACCGAAACTCGACAATCGTGAGATCCTCAAATACTTCCGGGGTCCCATCTTTTTCAACGGGTACCGTCTTCATTCTCATTTGCTCATCGAGCGGAATATAACAAATGAACGCAGTAGGATCATAAGGAGTTGTCGGTCGGAAAGGTCTGGGTACGTAGTTGGACTGTTCCGTTTCCGTACTATGCGCTTCATTTGTGCCTATTTTGTCTTCAAGGACCCTTTGAAATACACTGACTTGATCATCGACAAAGTTCTTATTTACTCCCACATGCAAATAGAGGGTATTATATGCCACTGCTTTATTTATCAAGTCGGATGAATCGTGAATAATATATCTGACCTTGTCCTTGTTTTTATCTTTTTCGGTCATGACATAAAAATCGATCGTGTTATACTCGGGCGGTTTCCACTTGAAAGAAAGATTCCACGTATATTTTTTCAAGGGACCTGAGCTGTTTGGTCTATCACTCCCCACTCCGGCAAACATGGGTGTCAAAATCAGTCCATCCGTTTCATATGGATGAGCATTTTTTAAAGAAAGCGTTGACCGGCAAGCATCAAATATGTCGATACCAGAAGAGAACTTTTTCGACTGGATTCGAAACAAACAAGATTCATGAGCCGCGGCAACAATGGGTTTCGGGTCCACCATTTTTACAAATTCTTCCAGTAACGGTAGACGATATTGTGTTTGTGTTGTTGTATCTATCACCAAGTCATTTCCCGTGGGATGAAACGCAAACGGACGAACGTTCGGATCTTTGCGGCTCCCAATATAATAAATATCAAAGGCAGCGAATAGAAACAAGATCTTTTTATCCTTTCCAGTCATGATGAATTCGCCATCCAACAAACTATTGAAACATTTCTTTTCGTCTGTTTTTGCGCCGGTGAAAATGATTTTCATTCTACTGTTGATCATGTACATTTTTCCGACTTTTGAAATGTAAAGGAGAGCTCTTTGTCCATCTGCTTTTTCAGTAACCATATAATCATGGACGACTGATTTCGAAGTATTTTTCAAGTCATTAAACAAATTAAATTGCTGCAGTGCGATCGACTGGGGTCCAATAAAATCATTTGTTTCCGGATTTCTATGTTTTTTGTGTTTAAACGGATTTTCGCTTCCGTGAATCAAGGCCATATAATCTCCATAAATGGCTTCTTGCTCGGAATAGGCGATTGGATATGGTGTGTCCTGTAATCCCGATAAGACCATTCGGATACATTTTTTTATGGTTTCAATCATTTTGTCTGGAGTCATGTCGTTGTGTTCCCGCATCATGGTCTCGTTGTCGATTTCCAATTCGATTTCATAACTCGGTTCATTTGAAAATGCATTCGAAGACGTCAGCGTATTTGTTGGGAGAAGAAAATCGCGTTTTCCCTTGTTTTTGATTTTACTATTTGTTTTAATGACACTCACGTCCACGAAAATTGGATATTTTTCATGCGTGAATCTAACTCGGTTCATACAACGGAATGTTTTCTTGGTCCCATTCCAATTTCGTAATGTGTCTCTTACCAAATAAGATCGGGGGTCGTCTACAGCATAATCAATTTCCTGTTTATACGCAACACGGAAGTTATGGTCGTGGAACATGGCCATATTGATCGGTGTGTCATTGTCCTTGACCAGTTTCTTCTCCGTGAATTTCATTTTGGTTTTGTATTCCGGATCGATTTTTTTAATTGCATCAATACTATCGCTCTTGCAATATTCTTGAATTAATTTACTGCCTTTGATTTCTAGTCGAAAATTAGTAGACATTTGTAGCCTTGCCTTGTCTTCGTGCCTTGCACCACCATCCAGTGGAGGAGGCGACATACTCGGTGTTTGAGGCAAAGGGGGAGGAGTCATGCTAGGGGTTCTAGGAAGAAAAGGAGGAGGAGGACTTGGAGACGTGCTAATTTCTTCAGGAGTTTTGGGGACAACGAGAAATTCACTATTTATTCGCAGCATTTCATCTCCTCGGAGATTGGAGGATTTCCAACCGAACCGCATCAAATGGTTAATGGTGTCTTCATAATCATTTCTGGTTATCGGTTTTTTATTTCCAAAACTGACTTCCAATTCGAATGATGTATTGTTTTTAACCAATTGGTTGGTTCTACACTTCTCTAAATAGTGGTTGACCATTTTGAGAAGGATATTATTTGCTTCCTTCACGTCAGCATTTTTAGCCATCTCTTATAAGATATAAATAGATTATATTACCAAGTATTCTGTAAATCAATTTTCTGTGAAAGTTAGTTCCAACCGCAGTGAGCGTATATTTTATCATACAATTCTTTTTTCTTCATCTTTTTTTCATACGAAACGTTTAGTTTTTGTGCGATTTCTTCCAACTCCTTCAACTTATAAGATGCAATACTTTTCAGCGGTTTGTCGTAATGAAATAACTTGAATAATTTGTCGTGAATTTCAGCGATGGAAATACAGTTTTCGGAAGTATCCACGAAATACATGGGTATGCTCATTTTTTTCTTAACAGCATGTGGATTCTTGAACAATACAAATATCTTGTCTGCTGAACTATTCTCAAACGTAATATATGTATTTAAAACCGTATTCACGATATAAATCGAGCATTTATAATACAAACTTAATCCGATGACGCAATGATAAGGTGTTTCGGGACAAGTACTTAAATCATGCAATATCTTGTCATACAGAACTTTCGTGAGATTATAATTTACCATTTCGTTTAGTTCCTTAGGACTCTGAGTCTGTAAATAACTTATTATTTTCTGTTTTTCTTCAGTGTCTGTTTTCCCGAAAACATGGCAAACACGCTTAAACTCATTATATCCATGATGAGCCATATAAATAGAGCCAAATAAAGAATCTTGTACATGTTTTGCTTGAAACGTTCGCGATTGAATATGGGTTTTCCAATTTTCGGAAACATGTTCTTCCTTGACGACACAAATAGTAGTAGGAACTACTACAGGAATGCTAGGAGCACATAAATTGTCTATATACTGTTTCCTTTCGGTGGAGTACATGTATTTATGTAAAATCTCAAAAGATTCATGTTTGGGAAATAAAAAACTAATCGTCATTTGCTCTTGTGTTACTGCTCTATGTGCTAAACCATAGAGTAGTATTTAAGCCAATTTAAAACATGAGTTTACACTCTTCTTTACGGTCTTCTAAATCTTTTAGCTGTGATTCTTGTGCGGCAATAAAATCTAAAAAGTTCTGGATTTTCAACACAACTTCTGCCGAAACCAAAGACATGTTCACCATCAATCCGCTTTGATTCTCATTAATCTTGACATTGCCTTCTTCTTTAAGAATGGCTGCAATCGCTATATGATGACAAGGGTCCAACAGTCCTATTTTATCAACCATTTTTTGAATTTGATCGGATGAAATCTCTGCCATCTATTTTTTAAGTTAAACCCTATTTTTTATTTATGTTGTTTTCCATTTGTATAAGTTCCCCCAATACTTCGACACAGTCATCATTCAATTCGAATCTCGAACCAATGACCTTTACAAAAACCTTTTTCTCAAGCGACGTTTCTGTGACTTCCTGAAATGCCTTTTTTTCGACGAAATGATCTCTGGCGATGAAAACGGTGACCGGGACGTTCCCGAGATGGTCCCGAGCTTCTGCATGGATTCCCGCTTTGGTAATACTCTTGACAACACACTCTATAATTGTACCTTCTACTGGATTCGACGAATAACACTGGAAAACTACCGTGAACTCGACCATATCTCCCTTGACGATTCCGGCAGAGTACTGTTTTACTTCCACAGATCCAGGTCTGATGTACCCTTCTTCCGTACATTTTCCTTCTATTTTCTTCACGATACTCGATTTAAGGTTTTCTCTCGTTTTTGTTTGTCCAATTTCATTAGGATACAATACTACATTCATCTCAAGAACATTCACGATATAGAGACGTTCTTGATATGCGGATTCTGTCTTTCTGTTCTTATTATTCATGGTTTCTCTAGAACTATATGGATTAACGGTTTATATAATTTTCGAATCAATTTTTTGGTTTTTCCACCAAAATGTTACCTCCTAAATTGTCATCTCGTTTCACAATATAAATCAAATTGGGAAAATTACATTCAATGACTTCTTCCATTGTCATGAACCAAAGTACATTGGTTGTAAAATCCAAATGTCGCAGTAATAGTTCGTATAAACAAACAAATTCACGCGTCTCAAACTCTACTCCTTTTATCGTGTACCCATCATATACGAATTCGCTCGGGATACTTACGAGGGTATCGTTTAATGCAGAAAGCAATTTACTTTTGATTTTATTGGAGCATATTTCGCCTTTGTTGTTAAAACTAGGATTTAATACGTTTTTGATTTTAAAGTCGAATCCGGCACTTTCTGTTTTCCCGACCAGTCCCATGAACCCAATCACACAAGAATCGCTTTCCTTATAATCCAAATCCATGAAATCTTGTTTGATTCGTGATTGGATATCCTCTTTCCGGTTGAACGATCGAGAGAAGTCTTTGACATATTCATGGTTTTCAATCATGGAAATCCCTGCCTCTTCCCATCCTTTGTTTTCTGTAAACATAAAATGTTTGTTTTCCGTTCCATGGCAAATGATAAGTTGCGGGATCTCGCCCTTTTTCTTCGGAAAATATATTTTACTTTGAAAGTAAAATTTTATGCAAATCAATAACAATCGGTCATTCATATCCGCAATGTGTGCGAGTGGTTCACTAGGAAGTTCTATTACTGTGAAATCTTCCGGGTTTTTAAATAAGAGGATAATAAAATCCATTTTTTGTTTAAACGGTAATGTCTCAACAATATGAGACACGCAGTAAAACGCCACTTGTAAAAGAGAAGCGCCGTGATTTAAAACCATGGATTTTATAGCCAATGGTGCACAAATATACCACGTGTCTTCTTTTTTCTCGATATTCCGTTTGAATATTTTTCGAGGTTCGTTTGCTAAAAATTGAAATTTCTCTCGAAATACATTCAAACCATCTGTTTTATTCTGGATCGCATGTGAGATTCCGGAAATGTTTCCTGTTGTTGTTGTAGCCTTGAATTTTTTCTGGGGTCCTCGAGAATCAACTTGTTCTGTTTCCATTATCGGCTCTTCTTCTTTTTCCTCTTTTTCCTCCTCCACTTTTTTCGTGGTATCTAAATATATCTCATCTTCAGTAGGCAACTTGTAATAAACCTGGTTTCTTTTTTGGTCTAATGGAGTTTTCCGCTCGTAAATAGAAGCCTGTAGATCAGAGAATTCAGTTGGCTGGAAAGCATATGTATTGTTTGATTCTATCAGATATCCGACTCGGCCAGCATTCACTAACCAGATATGTTTGTTTTCAAGCATGGTTTCTAGCGTATAATAAATTTCCTCCAGTAAATACGGCCGACCTATATTTATGTTTTGAATGATTTCTTCCGTTTTATAAAACACTCGATCTCGAAACAATTGTCTGACGCGTCGCACAATATTGTGATGATTTGCTTGCAAATGATCTGTATTGTAGGTAGTTTTATCTTCGGTTACATTCTTCATATTATCTTTAGGACTGCATTCATACTCGCACTTTTCCATGTAATCACAATTATGAGAAAACGGTTTGTCGCCAATACGAAAATTAATCTCCTTTCCACTCGCAGTTGTGAGAGAAACCGTCTTGTTTAAATATTCTTCTGTATAGTTTTGAGACTCGTTGTTGTTTATTAAGCAATCTACAGCGGTTTCCTTCAGTATTCGAGACAAAACTCCGATTTGAACTGATTTTCTCTCGGCTACTCGATATAAATACATATCAACCGTTTCTTCTACATCATTCAAATACGAAGTGTGCATATAAATTTCCACATTTCTCTCACTGAAAGGAAGTGCACAGTGGCTTTTATTTCTTACAGCTCTACCAATAACTTGTTCTAGCCGATTTAAATTATACCATGGCTCCATAATATGAACCTGTCGAACATTTTTCAAGTCGATTCCTTCTGAACCGGCACCACTCACCAAAATTACCTTGATGATATCTCCGTTGATGTTGCTTTCATGAACCGCCTGCTCAATGTCTTCTTTATTTGACGGACTATACGTAAGACTTCCCGTAATCATGATATATTTTCCAACTATTCCGCTCCTATCTTTTTTATCCATTTCTAGCATTGTTTGTGGCATGTAGGGTCGTCTGCAATATCGTTCGATTCCCATTTCTTCTAATGCCAATGCCATAGGAATCAGACCCGCATCCAAAAAGTTGGAATAAATAAGAACAATCCCTTTGGACTGTTTAACACATTGGAGAATTTTGGATATTTTCGCGCTGTACAATGACAGTTGTGGTTCTTGGAATATACGTTTGTAAAGTTCCAGTGTATTGGGTTTGTATTTGAACTGTACATACGCCGACTTTTCGTCGGCGGTTTGAGTTTCCTCCCTTATCAACAGATTATCCAATCCTTTCGTGCCATGACACATTGATAGAATGTGTTCGCTGATTTTATCGGAAGTGTTTTCGTCCATGTTCTCGTTTGGATACGTCATGTTTGTTGTACTGATTAATGGCAAGAGCAGTTTGATTGTAAAGGACGAAGATTCTTCAAAATTTGGCAGTTTTTTCTTTTGTGCAATGGTGTATTCAATCAGGTTTTTGTAAATAATGGTTTGGTATTTTGCGAAGCGATTCACAAATAAATCCAAATGGTTCACTTTCTGACCATTTAATGAAACACTTGTCATGACTGATTTCGGATACTCTAAACTCGACATTAAATGTTCGTTATCTGCAAAGGACGAAGGATAAATTCTAAATGGAAATGCGTAGGGGTTTTCGCCTCGTACAAACGATACATATCCGACAAGTTTGCGTTTCAACAAAGTTCTTCCGTCTTCTTGAATCGCTTTCCCGTTTTCTACTTTACCATTGACAAAGTCGCCGTTTGGTTGGAAAACGTCCGATGGTTTGATAATTGGCCGATTGTCATTTGTATTCATCAGGTTAACTAGCCATATCATTTCTTGATGCGAATTGTACATGGGTGTGGCTGTAAGAAGTAGAAATTTCAGATTATCACAATGTTTTGCGAGTTTTACCAACATTTTCGCTGCACGTTTCTTCTTATTTTCATCTCGCTGAAGAATATTATGGGCTTCGTCGATAATAAACAATGTATTGTCAAACACATTCTTCATCCGACTGATTTCTAATTGTTTCTTTCTGCGAAGTTTTTCAGAGTCGACTTCTTCCACTGCTGACTTTCTTTTCTTATTGGTTTCGTCGTCCAGTTTCGCTTCAATGAGATTGGCCAATTTACGGTAGCCTACAAAATCATAATACGTATCGATAATTTGATTGATTTGTTTCGATACTTGTTCTCTCGTTTTCCCTTCGTAGTGGAATTCATTCACTTCATCCAATAATGCACTTCCAACACAAGTATCCAACGTCCATAACCCTTTTTTACCGGGCTCTTTGAGTTTGGTAGAATCGAACAATTGTAGTCTGAAATTTGAAAGTACGTTATGATTCCCCACGACTATTGTTTTTTTGATGATTCCAGACCGTTTCATGTATCGTCTCAATTCTTCTGCAACGCCGATTGCACTGCATGTTTTTCCAGTTCCTAATTCATGATACAATAACAAACTGTTGAATGGAGTATGTACGGAAATGAAATTTTTAACAAATTGCTGATGAGGAAGAATTTGAAACCCAGTGGTACATTCTTTGTTGGCAAACTCTTCCACATTCTCTTTTCTCGTATCTTCGGTTTTTATTAAATCGCGGAATTCCTTTTTTGCTGCTAATTTGATATTAAAGTTCGGGTCATCTTGATCGGGATAAAATTTCTTTTCGTCGTCTTTTTCGGAATAATTAGATATTATAACTTCTTTGGGTGTTTCTGTTTCGACTACTGATTCTTCCGGGTATGTTGGGAGCTTGTCGTTTTCCATTTCCATAGATACATCTTGTTTTTCAGGGGTCTCTTCTTTTTGCGAGTCTTCTTCTTTTCGAGAGTCTTCTTCTTTTTGCGAGTCTTCTTTTTTGGATTCTTCTTTTTTGGATTCTTCTTCTTTTTTGGATTCTTCTTCTTTTGTTGAGTCTTCTTCTTTTTTGGATTCTTCTTTTGTTGAGTCTTCTTCTTTTTTGGAATCTTCTTTTTGCGAGTCTTCTTCTTTTGTAGAGTCTTCTTTTTGCGAGTCTTCTTTTTGCGAGTCTTCTTTCTCACCAGACACTTCTTTTGAACCAAAAATTCTCGTCAGCGATTCCATCAGAGTTTCATTTGGCGGTGGCTCTTCTTCTTCTTCTTTAACCTCTTTAACCTCTTTGGCATCTTTATCCTCTTTGGCATCTTTCTTTTTTGCCTTTTTCATATTCTTTAAAAATGCTTTTTTGTCAGGTTCAGACATGCATTTTCCAGCTGCTTCGACCCACGTCTGGCCTCTTGGACAACGTGCTCGTCTCGTCGTATTTTTTTGAGTTGCTTCTGCTTTTTTAAGTGTCTTGAGATGGTTCTTTTCATCCTTCTTTTTCTGCTCAAAGTCCTTTTTTTCAGATTCCGTCAAGCACATTCCTGCGGCAGGAACCCACCGTTTACCGTTTTCGCACTTTGGTCTTCTTTTCAAATCTCGTTTTATCATGACATACATTTTCATTTCCTCAGGATTTAAACATTTCTCAATTTCTTCGACCCATTGAGTTCCCTCGGGACAATCTACTTTTTTTGAGTCCATAGGTTTATAGTATTGGTAGATTTTATCTCGGTTTTTCGCGTGTTTATAAAGTCCCTAAATCAATGCATACCATTTCAATACTCTTCAAACATTTGTCAAGCTTTTGTAACATGTGTAATTTTTCTAAATTATATGGCCGAATTGTAGATAATCCTTGTTCTGCTGTTTTCCATTGCATTTCTCCGACTTCTGATTTCTGAAAAGAACATTGGTTTACAGTGGTTTCGTAATCCATATACATTAAATAATATTTATGTTTGTAGGAATTGTAATTAGATCCAGTAAACACTTCTTCCACCGGAACCATATTACGAATATTATTCAGAAGCGATGCAGAATATCCAGTTTCCTCGGTGAATTCACGGACCGCACAATCGTAATCGTTTTCATTCGAGTTTCTACGGCCTTTTGGAAATCCCCATTCTGCTTCAGTCCATGTTCCAAAACGTTCGCTCTCATTCAGTAAAGATAATAAATCATATTCCTCACCATTATGTTCTATACCCATAATCAGGATATTTGTTTTATCTTTTACGTTTATATTTCCAATAGCTCGTATATGGTAATACTTTTGTCTCAATAACTCTTTTTCAGCATGGGTCATTTGTTTCATCATGTTCATAATATAAGACTTTTGATAAACAGAGTATTTGCCGCGCATGAAATCCAAATAGCCAAGCGTATCTTTCCGTCGTATCATTAAATATTCGTACTCACACCCTTTAGGACACTTTCGAAACGCAATAATACCGACACTAGTAATGGGCATTTTACACTGATGAAACAAATGCCCTTTTTTCCCGCAATTGTTACAGAATCCTTCATTTTTCATATTTTTCATTTAATGTATGGATAATAAACTTCCCTCCTTGCAAACCCTCAAATCTTGTATTTACATTGTTTTCGCGAAAATGAGATTTTTTTGTCTGCCTATGCTGTAAATGAAAGAATTGGACCACAAAATATGGCTCCCTCGTATGTGGTTTTTTCTTTTCACAATTGCTCATACATATCCTGATACACCAAACACGGTAGTCAAACGAAAGTATTATGATTTCATTCAAAATTTACCGCTCTTTATTCCGCATAATGAGTGTTCGTCCCATTTTAGTAGGATTTTAGACCAATTTCCAGTGACACCTTATTTAGACAACAAAGACTCGTTCACATTTTGGGTACACACCGTAAACAATCGATTAAATGCACATGTCGGTGAACCAGAGAAAACGTACCTTCAGCACATGGACGAATATTACCAAGAGTATTTGCCGAAACAATATGTTCTCTCAACGAATAAAAACATTAAAAAAAAGTATATCATTTTCGGGTTAATTTTTTTCATGAGTTTTTTCGTAGTTTGGCAGTACACCTAAATATCTACGTAACATATAAAGATGAGATGGGAACTCTTGTTAATTATTGTCGCAGGTGTGTGGATGGGAAATGTATATACAGACGGTAAATTCCTGACGAAATTACTTTCTTACAAAAAATATTATCATATGGCCGGGATTTTCTTAGGTGCATGTGCTCTGTTCTGGCTTTTAAAAAAAGATCCAAGACGCGCTTCCCGTATGTTGGAACACTCGAATGAATACTTGAAATATTTACCCGTCGATAAAAACACGAGCAGTATTATTTCCCCCATTTTGGACTTTACTTCGAAACAATCATTCACGCAACATATGCCCTCTCATGGAAATACAGTCTCTGGTAAATCTTATTCTGTTCTCGACATGTTAAAACCGACTACTCCAGTAGAACAAGTAGGAGGAGGTGGTGCTGGGAAAAAGGCCACAAAAAGGTCCGTGAGTGAAACCAAAAAGAAATACGTCGCATCTAGTCAGAACTGGAAATGCGGAGATTGTCAAGAACAATTATCTGCGTGGTACGAAGTGGATCACAAGATTCGTTTGGAATATGGTGGCAGTAATAATTTAGATAACTTGGTAGCCCTTTGCCGAGAATGTCATGGTCGTAAAACCACGATAGAAAATCTATGATGTGATAAAAAAACAAATTAAACGTAATTTCAAAACAACCTCTACACCTGATGACGGATATTGAACAAGCAATCCAGCTATATTTGACAAACCATGCAGTAAATATTCGTATTCTCACTCCTTGTTTCGGGTCGACCTGTTTTACGAATTATGTTGCATCCTTGTTGAAAACAACAAACCTTTTCAATCGTTTAGGAATAAAATACGAAATCGATTTCTGTAACAGTGACAGTCTTGTCCCAAGAGCACGGAATAACATGTTAGCAAATGCTTTATGTGACCCTGGAACGTCACATATCATGTTTATAGATGCGGATATAGAATGGAACCCATATGATATTTTGAAATTACTTCTGGCAGATAAAGGAGTTATTGGAGGTATATATCCACTCAAATCTTTCCGCTGGGAAAGATTACTTGACGAAGAAATCATACAAAAGTGGAAAAATAAAAAAGCATCGCCTTTACTCAAAGATGTCTCCGATGAAATATTGTTCCAAAACTGTTTACTGAACTATAACTTTAACCGTAAAGAATCGGATGATCCATCTAGCATCGAAGTTCAAGACGATATAGTGGAAGTTCGCCATATCGCTACCGGTTTCATGATGATAAAACGAGAGGTAATCGAATTAATGCAAAAAGCTCTGCCCATGACGAAATATAGAGACGACGTGGGATATTTAACAGAAGATGGTCAAAAACATGCATATGCTCTTTTCGATTGTTCCATTGTCGATGGACATTATTTATCGGAAGACTGGTTGTTTTGTGATAGGTGGAATAATATGGGTGGAATAATATATGCAAATATTTCTATAAATCTTACTCACATCGGAGTCCAGTCATTCAGAGGGAACTTTTTAGGAGCTTATCTATAAAATAAAATAATAGGGTATACAATGAGAAGAGCGAGAGAATTATTGAATACTGTAATAATCCCTGAAGTGAAATCTATTATTCCAGTAGTTCCTCGTAGCATCGTTCATCTCGTGTTCATGGTCATTTTCACCTTATTTGTAGTGGTTTTCATGGCAATCATGGCAAACGATAAACAAGCCATGGGAAAAAGTTTCTTGAACTATATCATTTCATTCGTCATTATCATATTGACAGGATGTAGTCTCATGTTTTTAGAACTGAAAAGCCGAAATGTGTATTGGGTCATGGGTATTCTTGTGGTAAGCGTTTCATTGATTCTTTTCAACAAGCAATTATTCGGTGCAAATTCAGCAACAAAAGTCAGAAGCTTTTTTTTCACAGACTACCCAATTTATCCCGGGTTTTCGAAAGAAGTGTCCTTTCTTATCGCATATTCGCTTAAAATGTTAGTCGTATGCGCAGTCATAATTGGAGCTTCCATTTTCTACCGGATTTTTCTCAACAATTCATACAAGCAAAAGGGATATATTGGGTTCATCATACAATTCCTTTTCTACATTCCTTGTTTGGTCAGCGACTATTTTGCGTATTTACTGAAAGAATTGCAAATGACGCCATTTGTCGTGTATTACCTGTTGGGTATCGAGGTCGTTCTTATCGGCCTATATTTTTTGATTCCTTATTTATTTCGTAAAATGTCTACTGCGAATAGTTATCAGGTTCTGAAATCACCGCTTTTTTTGAATCATAGGAAACCATTGGATGGATGCAAATACATTATGAAACATTTCGTACATAATAGCAACAAAACGTTGATTGGAAAGACGGAAATACCGACCAAAAATAGACAGACCGCTTTTTCTATGTGGATTAGTGTTAATGCAACTACGCAATTGTTGGAAAATGAAAAGCATACCATTTTCCAGTACTCTTCTGAAGAAAATACGCAAACCGGAAAGCCGGGAGTATATTATACCAGTAATAACGAATATTTGTTCGTATTTAGTGATGCGAGCGGAGCCACGTCTTTTACAACTGCAATGCCAGTTCAAAAATGGAACCATGTGGTTTTCAACTATTTCAGTAATCGATGCGACTTGTTTTTAAACGGTAAATTAGCAACTTCCGTGACTCTTGATGCGCTCAGTGCACCTACTTTTCATGACGCCGATAGCATGATTGTCGGAGAGGACAAGGATTCGATTGTTGGTGCCATTTGCAATATAAATGCGTACCGCTTACCAATGACCCCAGAACAAATAGCTTTTGCATATAATATGTATCATTTGCGAAATCCACCGGTTTAACAAATCTTGTCTAGAGGTATAGTAATATAATATGGATTATCCGGTTGTAATTTTGAGCATTATTTTGGTGATTGTGTTGTATGTGTTGTACTCATATTTCAACAGTAAAAAGACTAGCCTCGGAAAAGCGAGACTTTTAGGGAAAAGTGCAACTACGGCAGAACAAAATTTCATGTCATTCAAAACAGTCGATAGCCCGACTTCTCCCAATTATTACATTTCGTATTGGATTTATGTAGATGAGTTTAGACCAACGCCCAATTCGGATGTCGATGCCAACTTGTTTGATTTGAAAGCTACCGCTGACGGGGACAGAATCATTGGAGTAAAACTCAGCCGTACTGGTGTATTGTATTATAACAGAACCAACAAGGAAGAAGTAATTGTGTCTTCGTTTCCTCTCCAGAAATGGTGTCATTTAATTATCAGTGTTGAAAGTAACCGCGTCGTGGATTGCTATTTAGATGGAAAACTTGTAAAATCTCAGAAAGAAACAGCTGCTCTCGCTTCGACTACGACAGCTTCAGAAATAAAGGAAATCGAGAGAGTGGACAATAACATTTTCATTGGTTCCATGGAGCGACAACCGGTTACCATGGATCCGGCCACGGCGTGGAACTTATATAGTGCCGGTAGCGGTGGCAATTTTATTGCAAAAACGTTCTCTCAATATGGTGTTGCGGTACAATTTACAAAAGATAAAAAGGTCAGAGGAGAGATTGCATTTCCTCCTTAAGAATGAAAATGGGTAAAAACAAAAAATACATGATTATATATTATGAATTATACTTTCGTCGTTTTAGGAGTCATTTTAGTCGTTATTCTATATATTTTATACAATGTTTTTACACAGGGGAAAACAGAGCTCGCTTCTTACCGGAAGCTTAGTGGTGTAACGACAAAGCTTTCCGATTTGAAATCTCCGGCTTCACCCAAATACTACATATTAATCTGGCTATATGTCACGAAGTTACCAGCTGCAGACGCAGGGTTGAATATTTACACACTCGGAGACCTAAAACTTACACTTATGTCGTCGGGCGTATTACAATATACTCCGGTTTTAAATAAAACTACGACCATAACCGACAATTTTCCTTTAGAAAGATGGACATGTGTTATTTTAAGTGTCACTGGGTCAGGTATAGATGCCTTTATGGATGGCAAATTGATCAAATCACAATCAGTATCGATGGCAACCCCGACCGCTTCCTCTACAATTGTAGAAGGTTCAGGAACTGATGCTGCTAATGTTTTCATCGCAAAGTTTGAACGTGTACCAAATACCATTGATCCTAGCGATGCATGGGATAAGTATATGGCTGGTAATGGAGGAAATCCGCTTTACAATTTCTTGAAGCGATTCGGTGTAAATCTCATCTTGTCCAAAGACGCGACGGAACAAAGCCGATTAACCCTTCCCAATTTACCATAAATATATCGTAAAAGATAATAATATCTTAGACAATATATACAAGGCGCGAATCATGAGTTTCAATCTTATTGACAAATTAAAAGAATCAACCAAAGATTTAAGAGAAAAGCCTACCGAGTTAATTCAAGATACAGGAAAAGCCATGTCGGAAAGTATCGGAAACGCGACCAAAGACATTAAGGCATCTCTAGATGAATTTTCGCAGAAAGGAGTAGTAGATGCAGGAAAAGAATTTTTGGAAACGAACGGCTTTTTAGCGAAATTTGTTTTCATTATTTTCGTGTTGATTGTTTTCATGGTACTTTTGAATCTAGGGATGCAAATTATCGGGTTTTTCATGAAATCCAGTGCGAATCCTATTATTGTCGATGGGAAAATAGACGGAGAAACGATTTTAAGTATCTCTCAAGATCCCGCAAATAAAGATGGAAAAATGATCAAGCGGTCGAATAATAAACAAGGAGGTGCGGAGTATACGTGGTCTACATGGATTTATTTAAAAGATCAACAAACTATTGATAATAAAACGAGGAAACTTATATTCACAAAGGGCGACGGAAATCCACCAGATTTCACACCATCATCTACAAATCCTTCCGGGTACAAAACGGCAAATAGTCCAGGGGTCTACGTGTACACTGATGTAAGTGGGTTATCTTCTTTAGAAGTAGTCTTAGACCTTGTAGGATCTACTGAAGCTCAAAAAATCACTATTTCGAATATGCCGCATAATAAATGGGTTCATCTCGCTATCCGTTTACAGAATAAGATTGTTGACGTATACATGAATGGCGTAGTGAGTGTTCGTAAAGAATTAAGCTCATTACCAAAACATAATTATCTGAATGTAACGGTTGGAGGCATGAAAGGAAGCATTTCAAATCTCCAGTATTTTGGGTATGCGATGAATGTTTTTGAAATCAATAATATCGTCGTAAGAGGTCCGAATCTGAAATCAAGTTCTTTATCTTCGGATGCACAAAACAAGTCTGGAAATTCATCGTTTTTATCAAATATTTGGTATAAAAATGCAGGAAAGTAATAATTTTAGTATCCATGTATAGTAAAATTAAACAAAATGTCCGAGTTCGCAATAAGGCAATTGTGCCAACAGAAAAGCCAAAGAAATCTGAATCCGACGCCACCAGTTCGATTAGAAGTTGTCAGTCCATATGTGAACGAAACTATTACTGGTGAATTTATCTCTCGAACTGGCATAACGAAACGTCAATTGGATATGCGAAGAAAAATTGAAATACTGAAATATCAAAATAACAACGGTAAAACCAGTTCTAAACAGCAATTTTCATTACTCGCGTCGTCAACCGGTTCAGTAAGTAGAAGAAGCAGTGTAAATGACTGTTTATATACACCAACAAAAACATCTTCTTCAGATATTCCCGGACCAATCATAGAACTAACCTACGATGATACGATTCCCCTATATAATTATTTACAGCGATCATTTGCGGTAAGCACTCTACCTGAAGAAACAAATACCGCTTTCCGTTTCCATAAAGTACAAGGACAGCTCATCGAATTACCTTTCGTTGAAATCAGCCCTCAGAGATTCGATATGACGACACCTGTAACGATAGGATATCTGCAATTTTATGAAAATATAGCATCATCGGTTACGTCGTTCCAGCTTAATGCCTTGCTGAAATTCACAGATATATCCGGTTCGGCGACAGTGCTCCCTCGGTTCGAGGTCGCAGATCATTTGAAAATCTTTTTCTCGGAAACCGAGATTGTACAGAAAAAACAAATAGGATCTGTTTGTGTACCCGCATCTACATCCACTACAACTCTCGTCACTTCATATATAAATCAATTGCCGACAATCGACGGGTATATTTACCAACTGCAATATTATTTCACGAATTTTACCACTAGCAATCCAACTTTAACATGTACTATAGATCCAGCGGATATTACTGTACAAATCATATAAATATATAAATAACTAACAAGCATATGACAGGATTTTATCAATATTGTTTATTACTTTTTAGGCGGATATTTGGCGTTAAAAAAACAGAAGAAGATGACGCATCATGGGATGCCAGTAGCGACACGATGCGTATAGGAAGTGATCTTACCATTGGTAGTAGCTGGACAAGAGACAGTGAAGATTCCTTGTTATAATCCTTTTGAAAATGTGGGGTTTAAGCACATTTGTTGATTTGGAAAAACTTGTCCTGAAAGGCATTTATCACTTTCAGAAATGGATACACATCCTCGTTTGAATTGGTGTTCGCCAACCAAACACCAATTTCGTTTTCCAGAAAAAATGGGATTTTGTATCGGATTCTCACTCGTGTCGGCTGAAGGGTCTTGTCTGGAGTGTGGTTTATTTTTACTTTCGATTTGTGTTTGTAATCTACTATTGCGATTACTTGGGTCTGCCTCTTCACTCGCGTCGATCAGAAGATTCCCCAAATCTTTCACAACACCTTCTGCTACTTCGACGCCGGTTACAATCGTGTCGGATGCAACTTCAGCTGTCTGGTTTATTGACTCGCCAGCCGTGTATCCAAATGCAGCCGCTATTTTCGACACTGCAGGTTGTGTTACATTGACGACACTTTGAAGTCCATTGCCTATTAACGTGATAAAGTTGATACCTAAATACATGAGTACCATGAGAATGATCAAGACCAGAATAATAATTGTTTTCCAATCTAAAAGTGGTTGTGTTTGTGATTGTTGTTGTTGTATTGGAGATGGCGATTCTTCTTTTATAAGCAAACTATTGGCAATCTTCTCCAAAGGACTCTCGTTTTTCCGAGGAGGTAAAGAATCTTCTAAACTATTCATTTGTTCTATAATATAGGTTTATGAAACAAATATTCGCCTAGACGATGGATGCGTTCGAAAGAGTTCATTCTTTTCGGGAGATAAACTAAAGTACATAATGTTTCAATTGGTCGATTGTTTCTTTTTTATCAGTTTAGGCATTACGTTTTTGTTGTTGTTTTTAATGGCGTTTCATTTCAAAACACGAATCAGTACACTTGAAAAGAAAAATAATGCATTAGCCGAGATGTGTACAACTATCGTGAACAAAATAAGCCAGGTGAAGCAAATGGTGGTTGAGCAGAATACCATGATGCACCCTGTTTCCAATAACATTCTTCCTAATATTTTCTTGCGTTCGCCGCCTGCTGCTGCTGCTAGTGTATCGGAAGTCATTGAAATATCCGATGAGAGCGAAAGTGAAAGTGAAGATGAGAGTGAAGACGAGACAGATAATGAAAGTGAAAGTGAAGAAAAGAGAGAAATTGAGAAAGAAAAAGACGAGGAGGAAATACAACTGAAAATAGAAGAAGTCGAAGAAATAACAACAGAAGAACCGATTCATTTAGAAACAACTCTACCTGACGCAGATTTGCAATCTGAAGTTTTTTCAGTCGCCATTAACACCAACGACGACAAAAATTCATTCAAAAAAATGAGTGTGCAAATGTTGAAAACGTTGGTGATTAGCAAAGGGCTTTGCACTGATCCTTCTAAAATGAAAAAACTAGACTTGCTGAAAATGCTGGAAAGCGAAAAAGTCGATATTTGTGAAAAATAAAGAAATACATATGTATATACACACATGTTTTCCAAAGGAGCTTCATCATTCAACGATGCTTATCCGGAACTAAGTCCTCCTACCTTGGCATATCAGTCCAATAACAAGTATTTAAATTTCCCGCCTATAATGAACGACGGTAGATCGGTGCATTCTTCATGGCAACCTGGCGCCGTGGTCGATGAACTTATTCGCAAAGAAAATAACATTCAATCCAATTGGCAATACCGAAAATATTTAGTAGAAAATTCCGAAGAAATTAAAAATCATAATTTCAAACAAGCCTGTAATGATGTGGGATACTTCATTCGAAATGAAAACCAGCATATTGAACAGAGCCGGATTGGTGTTGGTGAACCACAACTACGATATAATATAAGTGACTTGAAACAAATGTATCTGTCTAAGGAACAGCTTCATGCAAATCAAGTAATTCCATCCATGACACAAGCAGATGTAATGAAAAATTGGGGTCAATTATTTACCGTTCAAAAATAAAAAATGGTGTTTTTTAATAATATTAAGGCGGCATACAAAACCAAATATAATAGGGCGAACTCCTCTCCTGGATTTCTTCTAAGTACTCTACATCCTTAAAAGCTAGCTTGCTTCCTCCTTTGTCGTCCCATTTCGACGTCAAGTCAAAATATCTTTGCCGCTGTTTCTTATCAAGATTGACCAGCTGATGGTGTAAAATGTCGTCACAAATGATCCCATCATAACTTTCGCTACACATGAGGTAATCGTCATCAGAGACTTCGGGAACGTTCGGTACAATCTTGAATTTCATGTAACTGTTCCCGCACTCGTAAATCAGTCGGAAACGGGTCGGGTCGAAGAACTGCCAGTACTGCGTATGGTACCCTCCCACGTGTTCAAAAACTCCACCCCATTCGTTTCCCCACTCGAATCCGTCATTTTCTGCATAAAATAATATTGTCGAAACAATACTATTTGTCCATACCGGTTTATAACATTTTCGGCTCATTGTGCTCAGGAACAAGGCTTTTTTGAATTCATCTGATTTTATTATACCGTGATAAGTAGAATCATAGCTACAAATGAGTCTTACCAGTTCAGCCGGTAGCTTGTCGTGCAATATATTCAAGGTCATTTTCTTTTCTTTGGGGACTGTTTTTTTTGGTGAAAGTCAATTTTTTCTCTCGATTTCTAGCTATATCCCATTCAGAACCATCATGTCTACTTCGGATTTGATTTCTTTCATGAGTTCCTTGTCTTCTGTATCAAATCTGGATTGGAATCCCCGGAAATGTTCTTGTTTCGTTACGGGGATTTTATCCTTGTTTTCTTTGAACTTGTCATCAAGAATATTATAACTGTTGTTTACCATGGTATCGATTGCGTCTTTACGATCCACCGTTTTCCATTTCTGGTTGTTTCCCATGACAGAAGCATATGGTAGTTTCTTGTTGGTGATTTTTATGTTGTGGTTCTCGGGATGTTTCGGGTCGAAATGGATTTTCTCAAGGAGAGAAGGAATTGATTTGTATACCCGACCGATACATGCTATTATGTCCTTGTCGTCAAGATAGTCTGTATTTTCGTTGCCGAATGCATTTATGTTAATAGTAATGTTTTGAGTCTCAATGTTTTGATTGGTGTTTATTGTTTTTTGTGACTGGTTATCGAGCAAAATAGCGATTTGCGCTCTAAGTTCGGCAAGTTCTGTCTTCATATTCTGTATGAGATTATCATCCGATGAGACCACTACTGGAATATTCGTTTTTTTCATATTTTGATGTTGTTCGCATTTTTTACGATGAACACATAAACTCTGACTATGAGAGTATGACTTTCCACATACACAGCTAAATTTTATGTTCATGTTGGTTAAACGTTCGACATGTCTTATTGTAGTCAAATGTCTTTTGTAATATTCATTGGTTTTAAATACTAAATTGCACCTTTCACAACGAATAATGCTCATAGTTAAATTTAAGTATATATTTCTATATAGATTTATCTTATAGATGTTAACTGTTAACATCTAAGCGGCTTACTGAAAATGAAAATAATTAACAAATTATAAAAAACATGTACTATTTCGCGAGCCGTCCGCTTAAATGTTAATTCAGTATGGATGCTACAAACATTTATGAGGGGGGGGGGAGAAAAAAAACTACTTAATAGAAAATATTTCAAAAAAACTTTGTATAGGTTCGATTTTACTAGTAAAATCCAGAATTCTTTCTTTTTCGGGATTTCGGATTGTCTACATTACTCTACAAAAATATCGACATTTTTCTCTTAAAAAACGGGTTGGTGGAGGGAGTTGAAATCTGTATAGATGCTACAACGAACATTTAAGCGGCTTACTGAAAATGAAAATAACTCTTAGTATTCCTTACTAGTTATCGTGTCATCCGCTTAAATGTTAACTTAAATGCTACAAACATTTATGAGGTATATAGGGTTAGGGTTAGTGTTGTTAAGTATAGATGCTACAACGAACATTTAAGCGGCTTACTGAAAATGAATAAAAACAACAAACTGTAAAAAACATGTACCATTTCACGAGCCGTCCGTTTAAATGTTAACTCCGTACCGTATGGATGCTTTTTCGGAGGGTTAGGGAAATAATTTTTCTTTTCCAGAATTCGGATTGTCTACATGACTCAGCTCAAGACTTTTTTCTCTCAAAAATACACGTATAAAGAAAATATGGTATCAAGTATATATATAACAATGTCTTTGCTCGTGAGTTTCGATGTTGGGATTAAAAATATGGCATATTGCGCTTTCGAAATATCTGCAAACAAGGAAATCAGTCTGGTGGATTGGTCATTATTCGATTTGACTAAAGGAGAAAATGACTCTCAAAATGAGCCATGTAAATGCAATCACATCCTAAAAAGTAAAACGATGAAAATATGTGCAAAGATTGCGAAATATAAAAAAGGCGATGTTTTCGCCTGTGAATCTCATGCAAAAATGAGTAAAACACTTAAACTCCCAACCAAACTGTTTTCTTTGCCGCAACTGAAAAAGATGCCGCTTGTGAGTTTGAAAGCACTAGGGGCTGAAAATATGTTTGTGCCAACCGATAAATTAAACAAGGAAAAATATGTGTTGGAACTTTACGAGCATTTACAGAAACAACACTGGACAAGTATCGAGACGAAGAAAAAAACAAGCGCCAGCAAAATCGATCTTATCACGATTGGGAAACAATTACATGAATGTATTCTCAAGACACCCCTTTTCAACCGAGCGACTCATGTGATTATAGAGAACCAAATATCTCCTATCGCGAATCGCATGAAAACAATTCAAGGAATGCTGACACAGGAATTTATCATGCGAAACTGTCCAAATGTAGTCTATGTTTCGTCGTCGAATAAGCTCAATCATTTCCTCACGAAAGAACAAATGGCTGATAAAAAAAATGATTACAAGGCCCATAAAAAGGATAGTGTCGAAATATGCCGAAATATTTTAGCCACAAGGTTTCCTGAATGGAGTCATATTCTAGAGACACACTCTAATAAAAAAGATGATTTGGCAGATTCGTTTTTACAAGGGTTATGGTTCATTGAAACGAAAATTAATGAATGATGCGACAGATATAAAAATAAAGTATATCTCTTAACCATAAATGGAAGTGATCGATATAGATTTGAATAACATTACTTCAGCGTCGGTTCCTTCTTCTTCTTCAAGAGAATCTCCAGGAGTCAATTTCGGAGGGGGACTTGAATTTCTCATGAACGATAAAAAAAAGAGTTCGTCGTCAAAGGTAGATTTAGGAGAATTGGATAATTTGGAAGCCGAGTTAAATAATTTATCTTCAGAGTCGTCATCTTCATCTTCCGCCGCCGGTAATGGTACAAAACAACTCAGTGGATTAAGTGGTTTGGGATTTTCTAATTTATTCGGCGGGTTTAGTGGTAGTACTAAAAATCAGGGATCTGCTGCTCCTTCTGAAAAAACGGAAACGACCCATTTAGGTCAACAGACAAAAGAAACCGGCGCATCAGATTCCAGGACATGGGATGGATTTTCGAAAGTGAATGGAGAAATTCCATCGCAATCGACAAGCTTGAATGAACGAGAAAAACGCCGCAAGAAAAGAATGATGATTAAGAAACTGGAAGAATGGCGTGAAAAAGGTAAATTTTCGCACGGAACACAATTCGATATGAATTCTGCATACGACGAAGTAGAAGATGAATATGAAGGCGCTTTGGAAGAAAAAAGGAAAAAAGATGCGATTAAATTACAAGGGTGGTGGTTTACTACTGTCATTAATACCTTAGAGTACGGAAATGCACTAGTAAACCCATTTGATTTGAATTTAGACGGATGGGGCGAACAGGTGAGTGAGGATTTGGACAGTTACGACGAGATTTTTGCGGAATTACATGAAAAATACAAGGGAGGAAAAATGGCCCCAGAGATTTCGCTGTTGCTTCGTGTGGGGTTTTCTGCGGCAGTCGTAAATATGAGTAATAAGATGTTATCTTCTGCTGCTCCTGGATTCGGAGACGTGATCAAACAGAGTCCTGAACTCATGAAAATGTTCCAAGGTGCGGCAGTAAACACCATGAGTAAAGAGAACTCTGTTTTCGATTTCGCAAAGTCCATGATGAACCCACCGGAAAAAGTAAACACGTCATATGGTCCACCACCAGCACCAGTGGAAACGAAAAACATGCCGCCCCAAAGTCGACCTGGGATGCAGTTTACATCCCGTCCCGATCTAGCCGCAAGTAAAGTAGATATGGAAATCCCTCAACAAAAATCTTCTAGACCAGAAATGAAGGGGCCGCCCATGGCGAATATTGACCAGTTATTGTCTGGCCTTAAACAGAAAGCTCCTGTTGTGGCAGAAGATGTAAATGGAGGAGATGATTCGATGATAAGCGTCACGTCCTTGAGAGATATGAATAACGCGACTTTGCCCAAGAGAGTAAGGAAACGTCGGAATAATTCAGATAAGAATTCGGTTGTTTTGGACATTTGATTTCAACACATAAATTAACTCGTTATTCACAACTTTAAGGTCATATTGAGAGCGAATATAGACACAAATGTATTTTCCAAATTGGATATGACTCGTACAGAAAGAGGATTTCCATCCACAAGCGCAATTATCTTTTTCCATTTTTTTCACGTTAAACAATATAAATATACGCGAAAGTATATTTATATACACATGGGTAATATTTATACACGATTTTGTTTTGTAGTCTTTGATTTTTTATATCACTTTTATTGCAATACACTTGGTATATGGGTAAGTCAATTGTACTATCACAGACCCGACGAAAGTACTATCGAATATCCCGAATATTATAAAACAGTAGATTTGATCGAAGAAAGAATCCGCACGTTTTATTCGATACAAAAGATAATTTCGACGACTTATCCGAATACGGTGTTTCCTCAAGCCGTGCTCGATTTTTCAAACCCGGAAAACGTGGATACGAAAATGGAAACTCTGGGGAATCTGGTAGATAGTTTATGGATCGGAAAAGTAAGCGATGAAGAATTAACATATTTTTACTGCTACTCCATGTTGAATAACATGAACCGTAAATTTGCAAAAATCGAAGAGTTCATGAAAGATAATGTTCATGGGAAGAAAAAATCAAAGGTAGAGTTCTTGTTTATTGAATATACCCATCCGAAAATGAGGCATACTATTGAATTCGTCGTGCCGAAACAGTTTCTGTTATGCAACAATGAACTTTTCAGTGTCGGGTTCGTTTTCTATTTACTGAAAAAACAGACGGTCGCATTCGAGTTCGACCTAGACTACAAATTAAATATATTAGACGGTCAAATGCGTAGGACAAAATTAACTGCAAGCGATTATATTGTACTTCATGAGAACGACTATAAAGTTAACAGTATCGACAAGTAATTTTGTTTAGGTAATATATAGTAAATGTCCCCCATTCTTCCGAGTGCTTGTACTTATGTTGTTCCTCGAAAAAAAACGTGTCGGCATCCTTGTAAATTGGTAACGAGAAAAAACAAGCCGCAATGCCGCACAAAATATTTGAAAAAGAAGAAGAAACCGAAAGGAACCAAGAAAAAAAGAACGAAATCTCCGACTATAGACGAATCTCCGACGACTGTAGACGAATCTCCGACGACGACAGTAGAAGAATCTCAGACAGCGACAACAGCACCAGAAGAATCCCCAGTGGTCTCAGACCCCTTGAAATCCATGGTGAATAGTTTATCAAAACGCGTCAGTTTCTTCCAAAAACCTGTTTAGACAATGTTCTCTTCCACAATAACCGGAGGATCCCCGATTTCATAAGGCAAGTTCTCACACGCGGTTAAATATACAGCACATCTTGTCACATACTCTTCTTCCACATGAACCGTTGGTTTTCTTTTCCATTCGACAAAGGGTATTGCTTTCGACGTCGATTGTTCTAAAGATAACAATTGAACGAGTGCCAACATGCGCCTTTCCAAAGGAAATAATTTACTGGAATATTGCCTCGAAATATGTTTCCATCGCCATTCAAATTGTAAAGTGGCTTGCCAATCTGGAAATTGAGAGACATAACAAACACGACTCCAATATAACCCTTTATTCACTTTCGAACCGGTACGTGTCGCACCTCCCGTCAGCTCTTTATTGTGTTGTCGAAGACGGCGTTCCAAGTTAACCGTTGCTCCAATATAGGTAGAATTATCAGAACAAATCAATAAATACACAAACATATATATTTTAATGTTACATTAAAATACATCTTTATTACGATTCACTATGACTTTTAAATACCGACCCATGTTTCGTTAAATTCTCCACGGGTCGTATAATATTCGGGTCTTGAAATTCTTTTGTACTCATCCAAATCTTGACAATACAAAAGTTTTTCTTGGGAGAAATCGTAATCCCATTAATATAACTGCAAAATTTTGCATCACATAGTGTCTCACCACACAAGGTACACATCAAATCACGCCATACTTGCTCGACGTGTTTGTTGAAAATCTTGTAGGAAAAACATCCTCCATTACGATTTTTCGGGTCTTCCCATAAGGGCGAAATTCCATGACGCATTAAAAACAACATGGAATATTTAATCATATTTTCGGGAAGATAATTTTTTACAGCAATGACACTATTTACCGTCGATATATCGTTCGATAAGACGGTATAGCCCGACAACGTCCAATTTTTTTCAGATGGTAAATGGTGATATAATACCCATTTGTCATTTAACTGACGTTGGTCTGTTGTAGCTGACATGTTATTGTATCTATGTTGTACCTGTCTCCATCTCTTTATATTCATTTCCTATGATTAAAGCATTTAAAGATATTTCAAGTTTCTCTCGAATGGACGGCGGTAAGCTGATGAACACTTTTTACAATACAATACAAATGACCATTTTCGACCAAATAAAAACGACAAATCCAGTTGTGAATGCCATAGAAACCACTTTGTTGCTCTCGTTGTTTGGTTCTTTTTTGTCGTTTATCAATCATCGTTGTGACGATATAAATTTTATTGAAATTATCTATAACTTGGCATACCGTGTCCCGAATAAAATAAAAATCTGCGGGAAAAACTGTACGAATCCAACAACGTACGGCGAATTGTATGTTTCTTCTGCATATTCTGAAGGATTTAATGCCATGGTGGACTATATCATAAAAAATATTGAAACGACATCCAATATAAGAGAAATCAAGGAATTATATTCAAACAGTACTATAAGTGGCAGAGAGGCCATCTCTCAATTCATCGTTTCGCAGACCAAAGAGTTTTACATTGACGCCGATATCTTTATAAAAATTATCAATCGTAAAGATGACTGCGAAGATGCAAAAAAGAATTCTTTTCAGATTGAAAATATAAGCATCGAAATATTCTCGTACAAATATTCCTTGTCGGAACTGAAGCAATATTTCGACAAGATTCTTTCCAGATACAAAATA